ATCGACAATAAATGAAACTTCTACCCCGTTTATAAATACTGAGTGAGATGTTCCATTAAATGATATAATAATATGAACTTTAGTATTTATATAATCAGTAATGTAAAAATATCCTGCGTTAGCAACACCAGCCTTAGATACCATTATTTTCCCATTTGTTATGAAAAACGAAGGGTATCCAATCCCATTTTCCATTATATTTTGTAACGTATTTACGTTTGTAAGAGATATATACATTTCAACTGCCCAAGTCGCATTTGGATATAGTGAATATGCTGAGACAAGACGAGCATTTCCATTAGAAAATTTTACTGCTGATATACCTTCATTAAGAGAATTATAAGTTGTAACATCAACAGGAAACTGCTTTTGCCCACTATTCACCCAATTAGCCGCTAGTGCACCTAAACCATCATTCACATATATATAGCCATCATCTAATGCCATAGCTGCATAGTTTTTGGCTGGAGTTGGATATGCTGCTACTATAGCTGCTTTGGTAGCTTTAGCATCTTTTGGGATCCAAAGATTTAGTGAGTTTATGTTTGAAATTTTTTCATCAAGTAATCTACCTGCATTGGCTGTTAAACCTTTATTTTTAGCGGAAGAAGTGAACCCGTCAATTAAATTTTCTCTTAGCGTAGTATCCATTTTAGGAGTTATTTATAATGCGTAAATATTTTGATTTTTATCTGTCACAATTTGATTTCCGTTGTCATCTTTCAATAAAAAGTTCTTATTGAATTTTCCAAATGGAGAATAATAAGGCGATTTATTTACAAATTCTATTTTCAATAATATTGATTCAGGAGTTGATTTAAGTAGTAAATTTTTTCGGTCGGAAGTAACCAGGCATTCTTGTGCCAAGTTTCCATTTATAAAGGTGATTTCATCTGATGACGTTAAGTCATCGATAAACATCAAATCGGAGGTAGATTTATATCCTGTTTCCACTTCAATCACTCCATTTTTAGGAACTCTATTTCGTGTTTTTTGAAGCTTATTAGTAACTGAATTAAATCTATCATAACTTGATTCATCTCCCGATTGCGATGATTCCGTTGCTTTGCCGGTAACTTCTAAAAATTCGTAAACACCAAGCGAATTTTTGAACTTAATCAAATAGCTTTCTTCGTTGAACTTATCCGTTATTTTTATCTGAATGATCGTTTCACCATCAATTTTAAAATACAATTTTGTTACTAATCCACTTGTAAGCGCATCGAGCCATTCGGGCACGTTAATCATGCATGCAGTACCTATTGAGCTCGAAATTATAAGCTCATCAGAATGTTCTGTTATGATTGAAATAGGGCTATCGGTCGGACATAAAAAAAACAAAGCTGTCAGTTCATTTCGGCTCATTGTTATCACATCTTCGTCGGTACGAGTAGTTAGGATCCAATTGGAACGTGGATTTAGAAATCTGTAATCGAAAGGATTTGTTTCCTGTTGAGATAAAAAAGTGATAAAGTCATCCGATAATCCTCCCGAAATCACTTTGGCTATAAAACTATACGCGCTTACGGCTTCAGTTACTGTGTATGAGTTTACAAAATCGGGTAGATTGATTTGGTGTGTAAGTGTAGCGTCGTATTTTAGGCATACGAGGTTAGCGAGTAAGTCGGAAATATCGAACGATAGTTTCCAAGTTGTAGGACCTATCTTGTAAGGGTGAACGGATATAGCGAACGTTTCGGTACCAAATGCGATATTGAAAATACGCATCACACCCGAATCGGTTGTAAACTCGAAACGGATCGGATTGCGAACAAATGAATATGCTGCTGGTGTTGAAACTGGAGTCATGCGCTTTGGTAATTTTATATAGCAAAAATAGCCGAAAGCGCATGACGGTTAAAGGACAAATCTACTCGTACAGTTTAGTAGTTCGGAGGTTGGCTTCTATCATTTTAATTCCGTTATCTGAAATTTCGTACTTCATATTTTCAACAATTACTGGTTGACCACCTACCAGTTTTTGTTGTCCTATGTCGAAATTTTGAAATTGAACTGGATACAAATTAAAATTGGTAAGAATAGGCTGATAGGAGTTATTGAGTACAACGTTGAATTTTTTCCAAAACGTTTCAAATAATCCTTTTTCTCCTCCGTATACCATGTGTATATTTCCGTTCGGTTGACCGATATTATTATATGAATGCGTTGATGCAAAAACAAGCTTTTCACTGTATAATTTTTTTATATCTGTATTTTCGTTTGGATTAGCAACTCCCTGCCCATGAAAAAAACAAAACATTATAGGGCATACATCTGAAGATGATGAATTATCTGCTAATAAATCATCTTCCACACGTATACTTGTATTCAACATTCGCTTATCTCCTACAAATGGAACTGGATAATAAAATCCTTTCCATCTAGAACCAGATATAGCCGGTATTATAAGTAAATCTGCATACACCATTGGTATTGCTGTATGTGTTGATTTCATTTCCTGAGCAGTTAAGTCTTTAATCTCATCATAGTAATCGAGTGAATCATCTCCAATCGTTGTCATTTTTCCATCCTTAACCTGAAAAATAGTACATAAATTTTTAGAGAAATAGTAGCCATTACTTAGTGTAGTTGTAGCTGAAAAAATAAGATAATCCATTGGAATGATTGCTTTATTTTCAACTAATTTCTGATAAGTAGAAAAATTGGATTTTACCTGATCGAGAGAATGATCGCACGAAAGCTTCAGCGATTTATAGCTTTCAATATTATTCACCGGTTCTACCGACACATTTTTTGTAAAATCTGCATCAACGTTATCAATTAATTCATTCATGAACACGACTTTTACATCAAGACCGTTATCAGATAGAAAGAAATCACATCCGTAACGTTTTCGTATTCCTTCCAGAAAATCATTTACCGTGCCGGTAGGTACCAGATGTTCATAATGAAGTATTCCGGTCATAATTGCATCACAAGTATTATTGAGTATAACCTCTTTTTGTAAATCGGGATATTTAGTCAAATAGTCCTGATTAAGCGTATACCCAAAATACTGAAACAGATGTGTAAGTACATACGATAGTTTCAGAAATGGAGTAACATTATATCCCATAGGATAATTAATTGTAATATTATCTACAGTATCAGTCTGTATATTTTTAGCAATAAGTGGGAAATAAGGCTTTGAATTTTTATCATATATCAAATGACCTAGATCAATAAGCGGAGCATTCAGTAATAAGTATTTTGTGTAGGTAAATTGTGAAGATGATGTTTCGCCTACTGCAGGTAACGTAATGGTTCGGCTTTCCATTTTTGTACAAACAGTAAATACAAAGAAATCATCCACTACATCACCCATCATTACACTTTCGAAGTGATTAAGCCATGCCAACATTTTAGGATTATACGGCAAATTGAAATCATCGCGTACCACGTTACTGAATACTTTAGGCATAGTAACTTCATTCATTTGCGAATAAAAAATAGATTCGTTGAATAGACATGTAGCCGTTATCATGTTTCGCGAAGCGGAAGTAACTTGCAATGTTGCCGGGCGTTGGTATAGTCCGGCATTGATAATTATTTTTCGTTTTGGTAAGTATTTATATAGCCTATCAGTGCGATATGGATACTCCAGCAACTGAAAATTATTATCCGTTGGTGGCAAGGATATCGATAGCGAAACGCTTCCTTTATCGCTCAGAAAAGGATTTGTTTTTTCAATACTCAGTTTGAATTTAGCGGGCAAATCGTAATCATGCCCGGTTTCGTAGTCTATTAATCGTATCATTTGCGTGCCCCCAATCCTTTGTATTCTTCAGCAAGTGCCGAAGATTTTTTAAACTCCCAATAATTTATTTCCGCTTCTATTTTGGTTGATTTCAATTCAGAAAGCCAATTTTCAAGCCCTACGATAAATGAATCATATCTACTTCCGTTATTTCCTGAAGAATTACTATCACCCGTATATCCACCATCGGCAAAACCTGCAGGCAGCGGGTTTCGCTTGCTGCGTTGCTGCTTTACATTGTCTATTTTACGAACATAGGATGCTGTAACAGGATTACGCATTTCTTGAGGTGCTACTACATATTCCTCTCTATGTACATCTCCTGCAACCTCTAATCTGTTACCATCACCAGTATAACCACCATCTGAAAATCCGGGGTTATTTACCACCACTTCACCGGATTTATTGCTTGAGCTACTCGATGAACTACTTGAAGAATCAACAGTCATCGATTTAATTTTATTACGTTCAGCTGCTGCAGCTGCTACTTGTGCTGCAGCTGTACCAACAAGTAATCCAGTCATTGCTACACCGGCCATGATATTAAATGGTGCCGGCAATTCCATTGCTGTAGACCATGCATTCATTATACCGGTAGCAGTGGCAACGCCAATTTGTGCTACCTGAATACCAAACTGAGCATCGGCATATTTCTTTTGTACTTCGAGTTCGGCCACTGCCTGGTCGTGTTGCAGTTTTTCTTTCTTAGCTGCATAATCAGCATCGCTTTCGTTTAGTCCGGCAAGTCGTTTCTGGTAATCGGCTTGTACGGTTGCTGTTTCGGCACTTTGCAGGGCTGTAACAAAATTGGATCCAGCGGTAACAAGTGAACCAACCTGGTCCGTAAATTTTTTAGCTGCATTGAGTTTTAATTTCAGTTTTTCGTCCTGAAATTCTTGTTCGGAAAGTAGACCTTCGTCGTACTCTTTTTGTAATGCTGCTTTCTTTATTTCATACTCACCAAGTATAGAGCCTTTTGCATACTTAGTAGTTATTTTACTTTTTTCAGACTCAAATTTCTCATGCTGTTTAATCTTCTGATCATCAATTTGCGCTTGAGTATCGGCAACAGCTTTTTGACTGGCCTGTAATGCTGCAATGTATTCGGGAGTTGCAGCCATTTCGAGTCCGGCCAGCAGATCGTTGAATTCTTGCTGTGCCTGCAATCGTGCATCAAGCCCTTCCGAATTTATACGATCAACTTCATCATCGTACTGTTTTTTGTTTAGTTTTCCATTGGCAAATTCCGATTTTGCATATTGAAGTTTAGCATTGGTAGTAGCTTCAATTGTTTTTAATTGAGCCGTATTTGAACGATTTAGAGAATCTAGAACGGCTTTATCAACTGCACTTTCAATATCTTCGCGTTTCTTTTCACTCTGCACTACAATATCAGTCAATATAGCTTGATGCTCTTTGTAAATTATTTCGTATGCTTTTAGTTTTTCACCTTTCAATCCACTATTTTCGGGTGATTTATCCGATGAAATTCCGGTATCTTTTTTCAACCGGGCATAACGGGCATTTTCGGCATCAATGGTAATTTTTTGCACATTAGAGATATATAATTCTTCCAATCGCAATTTTTCGTCCAGCTGCTCTTTCGTCAGATTTACCAATTCTTTTCCAAATAAATCAGCAGTTTTTAGACGAACGTTATTATCTTGTTCCTCTGCTTTGAGTTGTTTTGATGCATCTTCGAAAATACGTTGACGAGCTGCCAATTGATCATCCAATATCTTTTTAGCTGCTTTTGAAGCATCTTCTAGTTTCTTTCTAAGCTTTTCCTGTTTTTTTATTTCATCGTCGGTAAGTTCCTTTTCTAATTTATTATTAGTTCTGATTACTCTTTGTAGTTCCTGCTTTGCTTCACCTTGTACGCGAATAGAAGTCACTTGTTTTTCAACTAACCTATCAATTTCATCGCCTACCGTTTTGTTATATTTATGGAAGAATGCAGCCATATTTTTTACTGAGTTTCCTGTTTTAGCTTCGAGCGCATCCAGTTGTTTTGATGCATTTGCACCAGCTACAGCATTTGTTCCACCAAATGAACCTCCTGTAGATCCGGATGTATTCATTATACCTTCTAGATCCGCTTTATGTTTCAAATAAGATTTAGTAGATGCCATTAAAGCCTGAAAATCTTTCTTATTATAATTTTCCATGAAAGTTTCATATTCACCTTTGCTCATTCCGGTTAAAGATGATATTTTTTTCATTTGATTTTTATAGTCTTTATCGGCAATATCTTGCTTTAATTTAGCCTCATCTTCAGTCATTTTTACAATTTCCTTACCAGCTTCCAACCGTTTTTTTGTATCTGCGTTCACATTTCGTTGTTGTTCCAATAAATCTTGTTTTTTATTGAAATTCTTAGCTTCCTCTACCGTTAAAGCCTGTTGTTCCTTTTTAATTTCACCAAGTGTAAGTTTATATTCACGCCCGGCATTGAATGCTTCAATCATTCCTCTGAATGAAAAATCACCACTTGCAAGTGATTTCAATAGATAATCCCATGAATTAGTGAAACCTTCAATATCAGCTTTAAATTCTTTTGAAGTAGCACGTGTACTCATCATCACTTCACCAACAAAAGCAAGTGCACCAGCTACTAATCCAATCACAGCTGCATATTTTCCCAAAGCAGGAATCATACCCATTACATCTCCACTTTTAGCAGCTGAAAGGAAACTACTAAAACTGGCAGCTCCTTTATTCAAAGTATTACTGACATCATCCGTTTTACTTTTTAGGTTTACTTTTGCCTGAGCAACTGCATTAATTTCTTTTTCTAGTTTTGCGTATTCTTCAGGGTGAAGTACTTTAGAAGTATTATCAAGTTGCTTCTGTAAATCTTTCTCAGTTTTCATAAGCTGTGTTTTGGTCATA